ATCAATCATTTCCATATCGCCCATTTAATCATTCTCCTTACAATCGCCTTGGCATCTTATTATTCGAAACTTGATGCCCTTGCATGTCTTTAGGAAATAACCTTTATCATCTATGGACATTTCCTCTATTACCAATGGATACTCTTTAGCCATTTTCATATCCTTCCTCAAAGTACCAAATTCCATTTGAGGTTTGTTTAGCCCACTTAGCGTGAGTATCTACACCCTTTTTGCATACATATCCGTAATAGGGTTTTCCCTTTCCCTTCGATATGCCCTGCTTAAGAATGTGACCATGCTCACACGCTTCAGGCTCTTTAGGATTGGCTTTACTGATTGCATTAACAGCATCACCTATACCCCAAGAAACCGGCTGAGGTTCTCTCGGCTCAGCCGGCTCATTGGTTTCTTTGACGGATTGCCTAGAATCAAGTTTTTCCTTAAAGGTTAAAGGCTTTTGTTCCCCTTGAATAACCTTTGCCATCTCGGTTTGACTTGCTCTTTTGCCCTTGGCTGCGTAGCCAGCGTTAGCAAGGCTGCGTCCCAAACTTGACGTTTCTGCATTTTCAAGCGCAGACGTAGAATTGACACCTCTATCCGTAATAATCTCAAAAGCCAAACCAGTCGAGAAAGGAACTGCGTCAGCATATGTCCGATAAATTGCACTACGGACAATAAAACGAGTGCCGGAAGCCTCAACAAGTTGAGTATCAATACGGAAATCAGGATAATCGCTAATAAATCGAGCAAGTCTCACCTCTACTGTCTCGTAATCGTCTAAGTTAAATGCCATCTACTTCACCTTTATATTCTGTATCGTATTCTTTGAGTATTTGATTGTAAATTGCAAGGTAGCCGATTCCGTCTTTAACTGAATCGAGATGGTTAGGTGATTCTGTAAGACGACTAACCTTGACGAGCAGCATACAGATACTGACTTGCATTGGTGAGATGTAATCGCCAAGGTAAGCACTCCATAGTTCTGAGATTCTTTCGTGATTTGTTCTACTTGAACCATAGACGCTACCTCTCTGCGACAACGTGACCCTTACCTCGTCAAATAAATCCTCAGTTCTGTTCATAGTCAAACACCTTATCTACTTGCACTTTGTTTTCGATCATACGGCGGTGCATATTCCATCCATCCCGACGCCCAATCCAGTAGTAACGTGCTTCGGCTTGAGCCTTAATTCCAACATAAATCCAAATCAAAGCAAAGATTCCAAGTAATGACCAAATCCACATAAGTCCTGCTTCTTTTAGGCTCATAGTGCGACCATCCAAGAACCTGCGTAGTTTGTTGTAATTACCCATTCAGCAGTTGCGCCATCATAAGAGATTGAGTAATCTTGCTTTGCATCTGCTAGGTATTGAACTGCTACTAATGCGCTTACATAAGTATCAACCCAGTAAATGAATTTGTGTGACCAATTGATGTCCTCATCAAATCGGTTTGTTTGTTCAACCCAACCATCATTGCCAGCAAACTCCATTTGGCAAGTAGTTAAGCGATCGAAGTCTAACGCGGTGATTTTCATATCATCTCCTTAACGCCAAGTCCGTTAACTTGGATAAGAGAAGGATGACACACGCTACCGACGCCGGCAATTGAAACGCCGGCGTGGCGTATAACAGTTTTGTTACAAAAGCCCTAATTCATCAAAGGCATCAATTTGTTCGTCTATATTTCTAGGCTCATAATCTGTTTGCCTACTCATACAATTTACCCTCAAATATAAATGAATGGTTATTAATAGGTATAGGTATAACCTGCACTTTGCGATCTTTTACGTAGGCTACTGCAAAGCCTTGCTGCCAGTTTGCATAACCTCTCGTATAAGCCATGCCGCTTGAGGCTAGATCAACTAAATTACCTACCTCTAAGCCCCATACAGTACGCCCTACCTGCCCTCTAGATGCCTCTGTAAAGGCTGATAACCCTAATCTATGGGTGTGACCACACACCACGCTTTTTCCCAGCCTTCTAGCCCCATTTAACGCCGTTTGTGATGGTACTTGGCTAAGAGGAAAAGAATCTCCATGAACTGCCGTCCAGCCGTACGCCCAATCAAGTCCGTAGGGATGGAATTTAATCTTGAGTTTATCATACCCCATAAAACGTTCATATTGCAGTTCGGGTAAGTTGAGAAAAGAGGGAAGTCTTTTTTTAATTGATCTGTAAAGTCGGATTCCATGATTGCTGCCTAGTACGTCGGTAACGCCAAGATATTGTAAAACCTCTTGCGTAAACTTTCTGTCATCATCTAGGTTTCCAACCATTTCATCTATTGTTCCTGCATTAAATCCACCAAGTTGAGGTAGATCAATTTCATCACCAATTTGAATAGTGCGGTGAGGTTTCCATTTTTGTAAAAAACGCCCAACTAATTTGACGCTTTGCTCGTCAATGAATGGGGCTTGAAGGTCTGATATAAATGCAATCTTTTTTATGCTAATCGTCATCCTCATCAAAGTCGTCAAGAGGATTTTTGATTGGGTCTTTAGGGTCAACTATCCAATCAGGATAAGATGATCTGTCCATTGCAAAAGCAAGTGCAGTTCCCTCATCCATGCCAGCCCTACGGCAAGCATCATAAACCTCTTTCGCGGCAATCGCCCAAAAGTCAATTTTGACTAATATAGGCTCTTTAGTGGTACGGCGTTGCCTTGCGACTTTTTTTCTCGGTTTCCGTTTTGTAGCCATGTTGAAAGTTTACTTCCTACTAATGACAATTATCAGTTCATCCAGTCTTTGTTCAAGGCGTGTCACTTGGTCTTTTAGACTTTTTCCGCCATTTGGTAAAAGTTCATTTAACCAACCTTTTACTAGCCAGCGAAAGCCAGCAAGTAATCCAATTAATGTTGTGGTAATTCCAGCAGCAAAGCCAGCCCACTCAGGGGCTGTCATTACTCTTTGCTACCTAAGCCAAATGCCTGATCGTCAGGATTAATCGCACGCAATAAAGGTGCTGCAAAAGCAACTAAAAATGCCTTCCAAATGTCATCAAATGAACCTGAAGGATTTGTTACGTAAACTGTTGCTAAACAAACAAATGCGCTGCGTGCGTATGAGTTGATTATTGCAAGTGTTTTTTTATTCATTGCTACCCCCTAGTAGTGGTATGTTGAAAAACTCTGAGTTGTTATCTTGATCTTTTCGAAATGAAATATGTATATGGTGGTCGTGGCGGTTATAGCCTCGATAGCGTCGCCATTTATAGTTAAGCACCGGCGAAGCAATCTGACCTAAATGAATCACATACAGAATACGTCCGTTATGTTTGGCGTATTGTCGTAACTGATCTGCCAAATATGCTGAAGTTCTTTTGTCGTCAGAAAGGCGAGCGTCAACGTCGATTGCACGTACCACCGCTGTTCTTGCGTCGGGTATGTGATCGCTTTTGCCTCTTGATTGATGCAAACTATCAGCAATCCATCCATCAGATTTACGTAAGCGATCAGCGAAGGCGTCGTCAATTTGTTCTCTTAACTGAACCGCAGCCTTACTAAGCCAAGGTTTCAATTGTGTGTTCCTCATTGTTACAATCCCATTTAGCCGCTTGAGTATTCAATATGGCTTCATCATGGCATTTAGGCTGAATAAAAATATCCTCTAAAGGTAGATAAATCATGCCAATACCAGCATAATTACCACGTATTTTTGCATTGTAACTCGTACGCTTAACTGTATATGACGTGCCTTTTGCGTAATAAGTTTCGGTATCTAAACCATCAATTAATTCAGATTCGTCTTTACCTACTGTAACTGCAACTACTAAATTGTTTTCTAAATATGCGTAATGTGCCATTATGACCAACTAACTGTGTCAGAAACCCCTGCGGCTGTAATGCTTGAAATTTTGAATCCGCCGCCTGTTGTTGTTGATTGAGTAACACCACCTGTAAAATTTGCTGTTACTGTATCGACGTATTTTAATATAACAATTCCTGAGCCACCTGAACCTGCGTTAATTGCGCCGTTTGAACCGCCACCACCGCCACCGGTGTTTGTTGTGCCTGAAGTTCCATTGCCACCACCACCACCACCTGAGCCACCAGTTCCAATAGTTACAGTTCCGCCACCACCACCACCACCTGCTCGAGTAATGCTTGAACCTGTTATTGATGAAGCAGTTCCATTGCCACCATTACCGCCTGAAGTAGAACCACCTGCACCACCTACGGCCGACGCACCGCCACCACCGCCTGAGCCTTGTGAAGTAGCACCATTACCACCATCATTACCTTGACCCGCAATTCCTGTGCCGCCATTATTTGCTCGACCGCCACCACCGCCTGAGCCACCATTACCGCCCGCATTAAAGTTTCCAAATCCACCACCTGTTGAGGTTATAGAACTGAAAATTGAATTGCTTCCCTGTGAACCACCTCTAGCCGCTGTTGTTCCACCTGCACCACCCGCACCAACAGTACAGGCATAAGTTTGATTAGTGTTTACAGTAATGGTTGAAGTTAAATAACCACCCGCCCCCGCACCTGAACCTGTTTCGGAAGGTGAATCAGACGCACCGCCGCCTCCACCACCTGCAATAACTAAATACTCAACAGAAATTGTGGCAGGTGTTACAAAACCGCCACTTAAACTGCCAGCAAATATATTACCAATCATTATGCAATGCCGCCTACAACATACCAAGTATCGGTTGCAGTCTTAATGCAAACTGCCGATTTATACTGAGCAAGAGTTGGTGCAGCGGGAGTTCCACCACTTGATAAAACTGTTGTTGTTCCTGAAGTTACCGCACTAATTGTACAAACACCTGCCCCTATGTTAAGAACTGTAATTGCTGTTCCTACTGGAAATGCAACCGAAGCATTCGTTGGAATCTTAAACGCAATTGCTGTTGCTTTGTTCATTATTTCTAATGCCTGATATTGGTCTGTTAATACCGCTGTATAATCTGCGGTGTTTGCTGCACCAATAGTAAATGCAGTTAATCCGTTCATTGCGGCAGCCGAAAGAACGTCACCTGTTGAAAATGGAAAGCCTGTTGCCATGTTTATTTCTCCTTTATGGGTCTAATTATATCTTAATAGGACAGAATATCCTCGCCAAGAACTCCGTAAGTGCTACTTCCCACAATAAACCCATCAACAATAGGCTCAAGCGTGACGAAGGTTGCAAGGAAGCGGTTAGGGCTTATTTCCCAAGATACTCCTTGAATTTGTAAGTTCTTAACAATTGTTGAACCATCCGGCTGAACGTTTGTAATGAGGACGTTATCAAAATAATCTAAGTCTAAAATTGTTCCATTTGGTACATTTGTGTCATACAAATCGATAGTCATTTGATCTATTCGGACTGTCGTTGTTGACCTAGTAGCAACGTATATGGCAGCAATATTGGCGGTATCTGTATCCGTTTGTGCAACTAAATCTGAATAAGTAACGGAATGGGGAAAATAAGTAGCAACACTTGTTGGGTCAACGGCGGTAGATTTGACACCGCCTATACGGGTAATGTTTGCCTCATTGACAATTAACTTATCGTCAAAAGCAAAAACTAGATTTTTATATGGAATACCAGTCGTTTGATTAAATTGAGTTGGGTTTGCACCTGCCGAACTGATTGTGTTAGATCGGTTCTTAAACACCGCATTGCCTTCCGGTGAAACGTAGAACGCGCCTTGTTCTGAAAATTCGCAGTTCTGAAGGGCTTGCAAGGCTGTCCTGCTTGTTGATGGGTCAGCAACTGTGAGAGTATTTCCAGTATCTATATTACGCATTGAGTTTGGGAAACTTACAGTATCTAAAATTTTGGCAGTTCTAGTTCCTGTATCTTGTCCCGCACTCGCGTCGGTTACAGTAGTTATGGCAGCAAGGTTAAATAATCTAAAAGCGTCGCTTGCCCTTATATCTACATACGAAACATTTTCTGCTTGATCGTATGTATAAATATAATCGGTGGTGTATCCGCTAAACAAATAATAATCGCTTCCGCCATGGGTGGCTGAGATTCTTAATTTTCTTAAAGGAGTTAAATAACCATACAAATCGCTTGAGGTGTTCTGTGGGTTAAATCGACCTGCTTGATCGTAAATTCTAACAGTTGCAGTACCGGCTTCGTAAATATCCCGCCCAATGTTTCTACCCCGCTTGATGCTTATTTGACGAGTAACATCAGTAAGATCAACAACTAAAGCAGGGGTTGTACTATCTGAAAGTATGCCAAAACCAAGACGCCCGTTTTGTGGGTCATCAAGTGTAAATGGGTTTCCAAAAGTTGCACCGGAACTAAAGTTTAAGGAAACGTTTAATACTGGTAAAGACATTATCCAGCAGCCGAATTAATAGTTGCAAACGAACCTGAAGCGGATGAGTTAATCAATCCGTTGCGAACTTCGTCAAGTAATGCTTGCGTTGCGCCGTTAATAATAATAGTGTCACCGCGTTCACCTGCTCGGTATGATCGGTAGTCGGGCAACATTGTTTGAGCAATTTGTCCTGTACCCATTTGATTAAGATTTGACATATCGTATTCTCTATCTCGAACTAATCCACCAACTCCACCAATGCCAAATATTTGACTACTAGGGGATGAGGCGGGTATTAGTTCTGTTGGCTTCATTTGTAATAGACGATACATTTCAATCATCTTGGCAAGTAGGTTGTCAATCTCAGAACCCCAACCCTTAAACGGATTAAGTGCAGGTGGAATCTTTGAGATCGCTGTTGCAAGGTCGGTGGTCTGTAATTGGGCAATAGCCAATTGCTTTCCAAGTCTTTCAGCCTCTGAAGCGTTGCCTTGGAGTAATGCTAATTGCAAGTTTAATCTTAGTTTTTCTTGCTCTGTAACTTTACCTTGCAACGCTGCAAAGATTTCAATTTGAGCAGTATCAAACATGCTTCCAAATTGCTTAATCTTGGCTTGATCTTTTGCCAGTTGCTGTTGAGCCTTAAGTAGTGCCTGTTCTTTCTTAATGGCTGCTAATCGATCTTTAGCCGTTTTAGCGGCTGCCGCTTGCTGTTTCTTTTGCTCTGCTCTTAAAGCCTCATAATTAAAGTTAGAACTCATTGGGTCAAAAGGCTTGTCAAAGTTCATTTTATAGGCAAAGGTGCTGCCTGACTTATCACTTAAGAGTTCGCTAACAGGAGTGTTAAGGAATTGCAGATTGCCTTTAATAAACTTGCTGACCATGCCCATAGCAGTTACTGACTTTTTGGCAACACTTTCCATAAGTGAACCGGTCTTTTCAGCGTTAATGTTTAAGTCCTCAAAAGACTTAACTAATCCTTCTCCTACAATTTCTCTAACGACGTCCATGCTTGCGCCTAGGATTGCCATTTGTCCGGCAGCACCAGCGGCTGATGCTTCGCCTTGTCCCGCAAATTGTTTATTTAATTCGGCTTGAACATCCGCAAAACTCTTGCCCTTAAGTGAGGCGGTACTGTAACCAATGTTCAAACCAACTAAGGCTCTATTGTTTCCTAAATATGATTTGCTTAAAGCATCAACTGAAGTACCAAGATCAATTCCAGCACCTGCCGACAAATCAAGGGCAGTCAAAAGAATGTCTTGAGACAGACTTGCATCTAAAGTAGTGGAAACTAATTGACGCATTGCCGGACGAAGTTCGTCGTCTAGTATGCCCCTAGTTTTTTGAAGCCTTTGAATAAATGCTTCCGTTCCTACTGTCTCAAATGACATGCCTAAATTGCCTAAAGTTAAGGCTAATGACTTGGCTGATTTTTGCTCTTGGGCAAAGGCTTGGATTGATGACTTAGCAAACTTAGTTACTTGATTTACACCGAAGGCAACACCAAATGCGCCGGCTAACTTATTGGCACTCTTGCTTAGTTTCGTTAATGAGTTTTGGGCTTGTCTTGCACCTTTGTCTTTGTAAGTTGAGGTGATTGCAATATCTATGGGTGAGAAACTGACCATTATGCCGCCTTATCAAATGTTTTATATTGTGCTTTAGAAACTCTTTGAAACCATCTAGTCTTGGCTTTATCGATTGCTTTCATAACTGCATCTTGGACTTTGCCTTGATCGTCATAAAATGCTTTGTAAAGTAAGCGTCCCTCTTTTTTCCGACCTCTGCCAATGCTGACTAACTTTTGTTGTTTGTTTAATGCGGTCACAAACTGATAACCGGCAAAAGGGTTATTGCTTGCATACTGACCAGTTTCACGTGATCGCTTACCTAAAGATTTGTAAGTGCCTTCATATCCTTGCACTTGACCTTTTTTATCACCGCTTATGTTTACAAAACTTGAACGCCCTTGAGGGTTCTTACGTCCGGCTGTTTCATAAATAGCACCGGCGGCTGAATGGTTTTGCAAGATAAATGTTTGAACGAATCCTGATCGATTACGCTTAGTAGTTCCTAGGTCGTAACCTAAACCTTTTCTAATTTTCCAAGGGTCGTATTTAGGAAAGCCACGCTTGCGATCTGATCGTGATTTTGCTTCTCTGCCTTGGCTAGTCCAGCCGCTATCTAAGCCTGAAATCCTTGCACGAACCATGCCCTTTGCTCTATCTGAAATACTTTGCATTGCAGGATCAATTTCCTCAAGCATGTCCTTATAGAGGTCAGGGGCAAAGTTCTTAAGACTATATAAAGTCTCATCTAGCCCTGCGACCTCTACTGGCATTTTCCATCCTTTTTGCGTCCTCTTTTAGAACGTTTAGTGTTGCTAAAAGTAACGATCTATCCATATTGATATATTCGCTATGCGGTATGCCTGTTCTAACTGCTAATAAAGCAATTAAATACGTCGTGTCATACCGCGTTACCCATTTGGGGCGTCAGCATCCAAAATCTCTACCTTGGATAGAGTTTCTAAATACTTGTCCCCAAATGGTACGACTGTAACTCCGGAACGTCTTTCGGCTTCCCATGCGAGCCAATAGATATCCGATTGTCTTTCCTCATCTCTGAATCTCTTATGAAACCCAGTCTTAAATTGTTGTTCAAATGCGTACTCAAGTGCAGGGCTAATATCAAAATCTGATACGTCGCCTGAAGCCTTTGTCACTCTGAGTTTAATCATTTAATCTCCTTAGAATGTACCTGTTGTCGCGACTGTAATTGCGCCGTTAACAGTCCATGTTACATCCTGAGTACCAAGATCGCCAACTCCGCCGTTAATGTCGGTGGTGTTATTTACTAGGCAAGTCATTGTATAAAGAGGGTTAGTTGCTGAAACCGCAGTTCCTTTTTCTTGCAAAAGAACGACAGTTACTGAAGTACCCCAAGTGGCTTGCAAAGTTGCAAGAACGTTTGATGCAGCTGTGTCGTTCAAAAATGAAATTGAAACGTTCGAAGTCTCAAGCCCTTTTACATATTTTTCACCGGCATCACCCATGGCGGTTACAGATAATTCATTAAATGATCTGTTTAGGGTTACGCTCGTTACATGGTCAGAAAGGTCAATGGAATTTACCTTGACTCCGACCTTATTATTCAAGAACACAGCCATGGTTATTCCTCATCTTTCTTAGTGGTTGTTTTTGGCTTTTCTGTTTTTGTTATTTGCCCGACTTTTTCAAGCCAAGCCTTGTCCTCTGAAGGAACATCATAAATTTCGGTCATGTTTTATCCCCAACTTGTCATTATAGAAATTGTTAAATCTGCACTTAGCATTTCCCCTGCGCTTGCTGATAAAACATTGGGTGCAGATATATTACCAACGCTAATTTTGAGGGTAGTTATTGCTGCCAGTTTATTAAAAACACCGACGGCAAAATCCTCAATTCCGTTTAAGTTACCTTGATTGTCTAGCATTGGAACAATCATCACTAAACGAAAATTTACTTTTGGCGCAACGCTTGAATAAATATTGTTGCTTGGTTCAATGTATGGGTCATCCGGTTGGATAATTAATGAATTTGCTGTGGGCGAGGCAGGTGGATATGAAAACACCTGCCAAACCCCTGCGTTAGTTAACGCAGTCGCAAGGGTTGTTCTGAGAGTTGTAACGGCAACTGTCATCAGCCAACCAAGCCATTAGGTGATAAATGATTTGCTATTAACCCGCGGATTCTCGCGAGAAGCGTGTTACCCATTTTATATGGTGAAGGTTGGAAGTCAGGCGAAATTCCGCCATTGGCTGTTTGCTGTCTGCTTTGCCAAATGTCAACGGCAATCATGGCAGTTCCTTGACGAATTTCGGGAACAGTTGCGTAATCTGTTCCATGAAAAGAACCTGTTATTATTCCGTAAGGTTTTACTAAATGTGCATTTTGGTCAGCACCAGACGCTTTTGTATATTGAAAAGATAATGGACTTGTTGCGGTAATTGTGTAAGTTCCGTTAAAAACTGCACCGCTTTCAGTTATGGCAACAGATTGACCCGTTACGAACCCATGAGGTTGAACTGTTACTATTGTTGCTGTTAAACTTTTTAATTCTGTTGAATAAACATAAGCCTTATTAAACCATAGAAAACTTTTAACTATATTTTCGGCAGCCTGAGCCACTTCCTCAACTACTGCATCAGAATACAAAGTTCCGATTCCAAGTAATGTACGAAGTTCGGCTTGCGTCACATAAGTAGCCGGCAAAATATTGTCCTTTCCTAAAGTAAAGGGGCGAAGGCTTCCAACGCCCCTTTACAGATGATTCCTATTTAAGGAAGTTTATGCAACCATCCAACGATAAGCACCGGCAGCAACCTTAGTTGCAATTGCGCCATAGCCATAATAAGCAACATCAATTTGACCAGTTGAAATAACATTGGTCTCAAGACGATACTTAGTAGATTCGTACCAAGTGTATGAATCAGGATTAATAACGATCATTGTGTTATCGCCTGTTCCATCAGTTAACGCTGTTGAAACACGAAGGTTTAATCCACCAATGTTGCCACGAATATTCGTAGGGGTTAGATTTCCTGAAGCGTTCTGAGGGTTAATTGTTTGTGTAAATACTGCACGATTTGAACCATCAACTAATCCCATCAATGCACCCCATTGTTCCGGTGATACAACGATATTAGTTGCGAATCCAAGTGTACCTTTGTAAATTGAAACTGCTGCATCAGAAATAAAATCCTGAATGTTCGCTGCGGTTAGTGTTCGGTTACCGCCATCAGTTCCGTTTGTAATTAAAGCAGTACCAACTGCTGCGTCAGTTGCTTTTGCATAGGCAAACTCCATCTGACGTACTAACTCTGCAAAAAACGCAGGGCTAGACCTGTCCAATAATTCTACGGAAAATATCTGACGTCCAGCGTACTTGGCGACAGGAACGCTTAAGAACGCAACGTTTTGATCTGTTTGTGATGGTGCTGCGCCTTCGGCTGTTGCTGCAACAGTTGGTACTTGGGTAAGTTTTGGAATTTCA